CTAATACCACCAGATGTAGTTGCACCAGACCCTGTTTCATTTGATGGCATCGTAATTGTTAATGTTTCTGTTGTAGGAACAGAAGTTACCATAAACTTTTTATTATCAAAATCAGAAGCACCAAAATTAGATCCCGTAATACTAGTAAAATTATCTAATAAAATAATATCTTGTGGCTCAATACCATGACCACTTGGAAAAGTTATTGTGACTGTCGGTGATCCGTTAGTCGTGCTAAATGCACTAGTAAGCGTTGTTGTAGATTTAATAGGATGTATGTCATAAAATACACCACCAGAAAAAGCATATAAAATTCTATTTGTACCAATAATTGCGTATCTTCTACCTAAACTATTAACATAATGATGAAGACCTCTGCCTGCACCTGTTAATTCGTTTTCATTTACGTTGCCTAATTGATTCCAGCCACCTATTTTTTCAGGTGTCCCATACCTAAACCTAACATTATCGCAATCTACCCATTGACCCTCGGCTCCTGTAGGTGTGATTTGTTTATTTATACCTGGCTGAAAACCTATTTTTTGTAGCATAATGTATCACTATATAAGGTTTTTGGTTTTTTGGTAGTATTATATTACTCAGAAATCCAGGCTGTGCCGTTCCAATTGTACACGGTTCTTGATTCTTTTAAATCATTTGATTTTGTTGCTTCCCAACCTGTATTATTATCAGCTTGATATTTATCATCATTCCAAACAATTAAATATTCCCATACAACAGGATCTTGACCATCATTTATAATGGTTGGTTTAGCTATAGGTGGCTGCCAATCGCCATTTGAATCTAATGTCCATGCTGTAAAAGGCTGAGGGCTAATAAACATGTCTTTTTCGGCATCGTAAGTAAAACCTTTGCCACCATAATTTTTTCTAAAATTACCATTATAAGAGGTTTGTTTCCAAGTTCCCCCTTTAAAAAATTTTTGACACCATGTTTCACCATCTACATGCATATCGTTTTCCCCTAGTGGACCATCTGTAGTAGGAATATCATTTCCTACAACCACCACTCTCTTTACAACGTTGTTTTCATCTAATTCTGAAAAATGTGCCATTTTAAATCTCCAATTAAAGAACTATACGTATATATTATTTTTTATTTTTAGTCAACTTCATACCTTTAAACCAAGCAGGAAGACCTAATAAAGGTCTTTTATCAAGATAGTTTTCTTTAGCTTGTTTAGAATTAGCTTTGTTATAATGTAAAAACACCTGTCCACAATGTTTACCTTTAAATTCTTCTCTCCAATGTTCAAGATCACAACCTGAGTATATTAACATATCTCCTGGTTTAAGATCTACTTTAATACCAGCTTGACCTTTTTTTCCAGTTGGGTCTAGATAGATAGGCCATGGATCACCACCTAAATTTAATGTTGTAGATATTTCACACGAATACCTATCTTTGTGTCTAGCTAAGATGTCTCCATTTTTATATATTCTTGCATAAGAGTAAGTAGGACTTAATTTTATACTAGTATGTTTTTCCATAATAGGTTTCACTTCTTGTAATAAAGTTTCCATGGCTAAATCACTATAATGTGAATAAGTGTTTGGAACTTGTTCATCATTCCAAACACCCCAATATTCTGTAAATGGTGATATGTATTTAGTATCAAATAAAAAACTAGCAACGTTTCGTTTGTTTAAAAAATATTTGTAAACAAATGCAGCTAACTCAGGAGAGATAGCTTTTTTTAATACTGTATATTTATTTTTTTTAAACGACATTCAAAACTCCTTTGGGTATAGCTTGACAGTTAAAATGTATAAATCGAAAAGTATCATAGCCCATATCTACAACGTATTGATGAGGTAAATATGATGGAAAAAATATCATTCTACCTGGTTTAATTTTATAATTAATTTGTGAAGATGCATATGTTACTTTTGTTTTATCTTTTTCTGGTAATAGATTCATAAGATTACCTGGTCTTGGATCTTCAAAAATAGGTAAAGATGTTTTGTCACTACACTTTAAAAAATAAAAACCAGACATATGTCCATTCCAATGTGTATGTAGAGAATGATGTCCGGCACCTTTTTTAGCAAACTCTTGTACCCACAGTTCTGTAGTGTAAACTCTAAAATTTGTTAGATCAAAACCCATCTCTCCAAGCAAGTTATAAGAAGTTGCTCCAACATAATTTTGTAATTCTAAAAAATCAGGAACATTAACTAAAGAAGTTGAATGAAACACATTACCCATATCACCTTTATTGCCAAATTTTTTATTACGTTTATCAATAATTGGTTTTAATCTTTTTTTAGCTTCTTCAATATATTTATCAGATGCTTTATTTAATGAGTCTACAAAACTTGGTTCATCAGCAAACCATAAAGGTGTTGCAAAATATTGTTCTAATTGAAGTTTTTTAGGATAACTTTTTACTTTTTGTTTTTTCTTTTTCATATTTTATTAAAAATAATTAAAATTTACCGTTACTCTTCTCTTACGATTATCACATAAACTACTTGCGTGAGGAACACTTGGGTCAAATAATACTGCTCTATTAGCTTTTGCCTCCACTGTCTTATTTTTAAAATAGGTAGGACCATTATTGTTATTAATATAAAATAAACATCCTTTGTGTTTAAATGGATAATCACTATGAAATTCATTTTTTTCTTTTTTATGCACTGGACAATAATTATTTGCTTTTATTCTTATGATACTTTTACAATCTAATTTTTGAATAACTGGTAGCCACATGTTAAACCAATCACTAACAACACCAGGTTCTCTATAGAAAGTATGGGTAAAATAAAATTTATTATCAGGATCTCTTGTCATAAAATCATTATAGTACCAAGGAAAATTATCTCCTAAAATAATATTTTTAATATTATTAAATACTTCTTTTTCTAAAAAATTATCTATTACTTGAATGGCCATCCTAAATTCCATATTACTAAACTTTTTCTTTCTCCACTTTTAACTGGACATACTCTATGCCACACAAATGAAGGAAATACAACTAAAGATCCTTTAGGTAATATTTCTTTACACTTTCTAATATTTGGTTTTTTATCAGGATCCATATTTCTAAAATCAAATTCTAGTTCACCACCTTTATATTCTTTAGGATCGGATAGAGTAACTGTAACAGATAGTTTTCTAATTTTACCATTTTGTGGATCTTGTGGTTGATTTTTATTAAAATAAGGTTTGTCCCAACTATCACAGTGCCAATCATAAAACTGACCTTTTTCATATTTTGTAAACTGACAAGATTCAGACCAATCCCATTGAAAATTCCATCCTGCATTTTTATTTGCTTCATTAACATACGGCTGTATTTCTTTATAAACCCATCTATCATTTATCCAAACAATATTAGAATCTCTTTTCTTTTTTAAATCTTTAATTTGTTTTTGATTTAATTTCTTTGCACCTAACCCACCAGTGACTGCCATCTCATCTTGAAGTTGTTTACCATATCTTGCAATATCATCACAAATACGATTTGGAATCGCTGATT